CTGGCTTTATTACGGATAGTAGCCATCGGAGCAAGACGTATATTATTAAACTTTTCCCAGAGCCTGTCGGGGATATAATTACACACCGGTGATTGTTTATAGCGTGGACGATTGCTTGTGACTGATGTGGATGCATTTGTATAGAAGACTTTTTCACCGTTACATTTAGTCCAGTATAAAGCGTAGCAAGTTCCTCCGTTGTTATGCATAGATCTTTTTTGCTTTCTTTGAAAGAAATGGAATACTTGCGCTCGTCTGAAAACTTTTTTAAGTAAGTCTTTAAACCCCGGGGAAGAGTGGATGTAAGAATATCATACAGACGGATCTTGCCATCCCACAGTCTGCGTTTGAACATAGGCATATATTGAGCACCTGGAACCATAAATGAAAAATAGTCCCGTAACTCTTTCTTTAATGCTTGCTCTGTTTTGATGTAGTAACGAACTTCATCAATAGATTCAACTTCAATGTCCACATAATATTTATGCTATACCATTCATCATTTTATGCCATTCGATGGCAGATTTTATCATAAAATTTCTATTATTGAGTGAACGTATGTATTCTTCAACCATTTTTAATTTTACTTCTGTAACTGCTATTTTAGATTTTAAATCTATAACTTTTGGATCTGCTTCCACAAATTGTTCAACATCACTTTTTAGTAATGTTAAATCTGAAGGTTCTTCCTTCCATTCTTCAAGTTCTTCTCTTGAAACTTTCCCGGTATAAATTTTCCATTTACGCAATTTTAAAACAGCCAAATCATTTTGATATTTGGTCAAAAGTAATTTGACATCTGCTAAAATTGTAAGATACTTTGAGTGTATTTGAGGTATCTTAAGAGACTCTATTCCTAACTCTGTAGAGTCTATTTGAGAGTCTTTATTAATAAGTTCTTTAAGGTTCTCTAGATTCATCTTTTAAGATGTATATTAAAGTACTCTAGAGTAAAGTCAAATAAATAATCTTGACATTTCTTTAGAGTGATCTATAATTGTTGAAAGGACTAAAATGATTATTGATTTGCGTGAAATTCCAGTAGTCTGGATAAATTTAGATTCAGCAAAGAAAAATGCTGAAACTATGGAACAACGATTTCAAAAATTTGGTTTTAAAAATACACACAGAAAACCAGGAATTGTAATTCCACCTCCCCCCAATACAGATAAAAGTATTGCCCATTTTAGAGGGTGTGGAATGTCTCATATTGAAATTTTAGATGACGCAAAGTATTCTACTCCACTTCTCATTTTGGAAGATGACGTAGAGTTTGCAGACAATTTTAATCCTGTTATAGAAATTCCAGATGATGCTGATGGTGTTTATCTTGGGATTTCACATGGCAATATTTACTATGGATCATGTAAACATGATGAAAATTATTTAAGAATTGGCGGCATATTAGCAGCACATGCTATTTTATATGTAACACAAAATTATAGGCAAGCTATGTCAGAAGTTGGGAAGTTTTGTCTTTATACTTTGAATAAACCTTGGGATGTTGGAACAGCCGGAATACAAACCCAGTTTAAAGTTTATACACCAAATAGTCCTTTAATTTATCAATGTGACGACAGGGAAAGTTCCAATAAATGGCAAATGCTTACTGATCGCCCTCTAGAAAACAGAAATACAACATTTCAATGATATCATTTAAAACTTTAGGTGTACACGGCAGAACTGGAAATCAAATGTTTCAATATGCCTGTTTATATTCAGTAGCTAAAAAAAATAATTATGAATTTGGGGTACCTTACAAAAATAAACACACAAATCCATATTATAATTTTACATTACCAGAATATTTTAAAAATTTAAGTGCAAAAGATTGTTCTAATTTTTTACCTTCATATTTATATGAAGCCCCTAGCTGGGATTACAATGAAGAAGTTTTTAATGTAAAAGATAATACGGAAATAAGAGGTTATTTTCAAAGTGAAAAATATTTTTCAGATTACAGAGAAGATATTAAAAAAGAATTTACATTTAAAGATAATGTATATGACGAAGCTTTAGAAAAAAGAAAAAAAATTAAAGACCCTTTGATAGCAATTCATGTAAGAATTGGAGATTTTAAATTATTGGCAGGACATCATCCAATATGCAAAGAAGACTATTATTTAAATGCTTTAAACTTTTTACCTAAAGATATACCATATGTAATTTTTAGTGATACACCATTAGAAGTTTACGATGTTTTAAAAAATAATGGAAGAAATAAAAACTTAGGTCAAAATCTTGATGAAAAAACAGATATGTGTTTAATGAGTCTTTGTGACTATCACATTATAGGAAATAGTACTTTTAGTTGGTGGGGTGCATGGCTATCAAATACCAATAAAGTAATATCACCCGCATCTTGGTTTGGAGAAAAAACCAACATTCAAAAATGGTCTGATATATATTGTAAAGACTGGGTGATTATATGAATACGTTGAATATTTTTACTAACGCTTTTACTACACATTCTTGTTTAAATTATCCACCAAAAACATTTCAATGGGTATTCAACAAATATCCAGAACAAAATGCACCTGTTGTATATTTTGACGATGCTATTTTTAGATATTTAAATGATGGATACACTGGGCCAAAATATGGTTGGCTGGGGGAATCGTCGGAAATTATATCATCTATTTTAATGGGTATAACATCAAATAAAGATGTTTTAAAACTACGTTATAAAAAAATATTTACCAACGATAGACGAGTAATAAACATTGATCCTAATTTTTTTCAATACAATCCACCAGCATCAAACATGCCGTGGATAAAAGAGCCAAAAGTATACGAAAAAAATAAGTTATGTTCTTATATTACAAGTTTTAAACAATTTACTTCTGGCCATATTAAACGAATGGAGCTATTTGAAAAACTAAAAAACAATCCAAAATATCAAGATCATATTTTTGGCAGAGATTATAGATATCTTCCAGATAAAATTGATGGTCTAAAAGATTATATGTTTTCCATAGTAATCGAAAATAGCATTTATCCAAAATATTATACTGAAAAAATAACAGATTGTTTTGCCACAGGAACGGTTCCCATTTATTATGGTGACAGATCAATAGAAGAGGATTTTGATTCAAGAGGTATTATTTTTATTGACGATCTAGAAACATTTGATAACCTTACACCAGAATTATATCAAGAATGTTTACCATACGTAAAAAATAATTTTGAAAAAGTTATCAATCTTACTACAGCTGATGATTATATTTTTAATAGCATAGCAAATGATTAAATTATCAATATACGGATTTTGGCCAGATTTTAATTACGAAGATAACTTTTTTAAATCTTTATTTCAAGATATTTATGGTAAAGATTTTAGTTATACAACAAATCCTTACGAATCTAATTTGTGTTTGATTGGAGAAAATTTAGTACCACCAAATTTAGATAGATCAAAAACAAAATTAATATCACACATAGCAGAACCAAAAGATCCATTTTATGATACTGCTGAATATCATTTTACTTTTGATCCAACAGATTTAAATAGAGGTAATATAAGACTTCCTTTGTGGATGATCTATATAAATCGATATAATCTAGTATCTAATCAAAATCCTATACTTCCAGTTAATGTAAACAATTTGCAAAATAATGAATGGTATAATACACCAAAAACAAGTTTTTGTATAACACCATTTTCTGCAGTGCATAAAAATAGAATTGAATTTTGGCAAACCTTAAACACATATAAAAAAACAGATGGTTTTGGATTACCTTTTGGAAATGGGGATCACGAAAGAAATCAATTAAAAAAATATTACGTAATTTCACCTTATAAATTTTGCATGGCATATGAAAATACTAATAAATTGGGTTATGTTACTGAAAAAATTTTACAAGCAAAAACATCAGGCTGCATACCAATTTATTGGGGATCGGAATATGTATTAAAAGATTTTAATCCAAACAGTTTTATTTATGTAAATAATTTTAATTCGATACATGATGTTTTGGAATACGTAAAAATGGTAGACAATGATGAAAGTTTATATCAAACTATTCATAATAGTCCAATTTTTCATTATAATATAAATGAAAAATATGAGCAAATAAAAAATCAAATTAAACAAACAATTTCATTATGAAAGTTCAAATAATTACATTACCAGAAGCTAAAGAAAGACAAGAAAAAATAACCAAATCTTTCAATGAATATAATATTAATTTTGAATTTAAAAGCGGTGTAGCTTTAAATGAATGTTCATTTATTGAAGAAAATGGTACTCATTATATTTTATTTGAAAATAATAAAATAAAAATTAATGAGGATAAACTATTAGAAAATACGAATAGAAATTGGATCAGATTTGGAGAGATTGCTGCTTATATAGCCCACTATAAACTTTGGAAAGCTTTTTTAAATACAAACGATTTAAGTATTTTAATTTGCGAAGATGATGCAAAACCAAATGCAAATATAGAATTTTTTGAATCATTAATTTGTGATGATTTGTATTTTATAAATCTTCAAAATGTTACCGCACACAACCAATCTAAACAATTTTTATATAGACAACCATTTGTTGAACAAAAAAATGATAATCTGATTGAGTACAAAGCACAGTTGCCTTTATTGTGTGAGGGATTGGCTGCATATTTGTTGACTAGGGCTGGAGCCCAGTTAATGTGTGACTATATAGAAGAGAATGGTTATGTTGGTCCAAATGATTGTATGATTACAAAACTGTGTCAAAATAAAATAATGCCGATACACGCTCCAATTAAATTGGATAGATGTTTTGGTTTAGAAGAAGAAACGTATTTTACATCATATACACACAGTGGATCTTTTAAAACTTTTAAATCATTTAATAAAATGGTATTGCAGGTAAAGGAGTAATATGGCTTATCTTTTAATAGAAAGAAGGACTGGTGGATTATTATCGTGTTTTAATCTCATAGCAGCCAGCTTATTGCATCTGTATGAAAATAATATAAACAGTTTTTATTTTATATGGAAAGCACAGACCTACCAAAATAATGTAAATGAAAATCTTTTTGATAAATTTATATTTAAACAAACTGTTCCACCGACAGAAGAACAGTGGTCAAAGACACTAAGTGTTTTTGATCTTAGTCACCAATACTATACTCCAATAACTCCAATAGAAAAAATTATAAAAGTAAATGATGCATTAAAACGGTGTAACTACTTCGCAAATCCAATTTTTAATCATTTATCAGAAATAGTTCCATTCAAGTCAAACACCTTGGGTGTGCATGTAAGAAGAACAGACCACGCAATACATGGTGATATTTTACCAGATGAATATTATTTTGAAAAAATAGATAAAAATTTAGAAACTGGAAAATATAATAATGTTTTTTTGGCTACGGATGAATATAAAATCGTAGATTCATTTAGAAAAAAATATGGAGATAAACTTTTTATAAATGAAAATATTACACGAAGTAGCACTGATGTTACAATACCATTTTGCAATTTTGAAGACAAAGATAAATTAGCTATTGATATTTTTAAAGAAGGAATAGCATTATCTAAATGTGACAAAATGATATTTACCAGCAGCAATGTTTCAACCTATGTAAGAATAATTAAGCCTGAGATAGATTGCGAGCAAATAGATACTCATATACAGTTTAGATGATTTTTTAATATAAAGGAAAATAATAATGAATAATAGAATAAACGACTTAAAAAATTCAGTTTTTTATGCATTAAATAATGAAAATCAATATAATATTTCTGATCAAATTTTTAATATTAAAGGGTTTTCTGGAAAAGAATATAAAAAATTTGTTAACAGATTGTTATCAAGAGATATTGTAAAAAATTATGTAGAAATTGGTGTGTGGCATGGATCTACTGTAATAGCAGCTTTAAATGGAAATGAAAATAAATTAAACCATTGGGTTATAGATAATTTTTCTCAATTTGGATCACCAAAAGATGATTTTTTAAATAATTGGAATTTAAATTTAAAATGTCCTGTTAATTTGATCGATTCAGATTGTTTTAAAATAGATTTTGAAAAACAAAACATGAAAGATATTGACGTGTACTTTTATGATGGTGATCATAAAGAAGAAGATCATTATTTGGCATTAAAGTATTATTACCCTTCTATGGCAAATTCTTTTATTTATATGGTTGATGACTGGACTTGGACAGATGTACAATATGGGACTATAAGAGCAATTAATGATTTAAAATTAAAAATTCATTCTCATATTTCATTTCAAGGATATGAAGATTCAAACGGTTGGTGGAATGGATGTGGGATATTTATTTTTGAAAAATAATTATGAGTGAAATTAATACATTGATATTTTATAATGGTGGGCACAATGGCGATGTTCATTACTCTAGAGAATTTGTAAAAGATTTACAAAAAAAAATAAATATTCATTCTGAATATTATTTGCCACTGGGAAGCTCACTAAAAATAGTAAAAGATATAAAAAACATTATTTTTAAAAATAATAATTTATTTAATTTTAATTCTAATGAATTTTTTGTAGATAATGAAAATAAAATATTATTTGTAAACACCTGGGTCGGATCTTCAAATGGTAAACATTTAGAAATGATGATGGGTTGTTCATTAAATACAAATTATAAAAAATTTCAAAATATTTATAGATGTTTAAATATTTCCATAGAGGATATAAATTTTTATATTCCAGAAATAGATTGGTCTTTTTTTGATGTTACACATGTTGATGAATTTTTAAAAAATAATATATTCGATAAGTATGTTTTAATATCAAATGGGCCAGTATTATCTGGACAATCAGCAGATATAAATTTAGATAATATTATACTTTCGCTAGCACCCAAAAATAAAAATATCGCATTTATATTGACGGATAATAGATCAAAAATACAACTTCCAAATGTGTTTTATACTTCGGATTTTATAAAAACCAATGGTGGTGATTTAAATGAAATTGCTTATCTTGGGTCCAAATCCAATATTATAATTGGTAAAGGAAGCGGGCCATTTTGTTTTTGTCATAACAAAGAAACCTTATATAATCCAAATAAAACTTTTATTTCTTTTACAAATTATATGGTTGATGGTAAATGGGCATTACCAGAACATTTGCCAAAAGAACAAGCAAAACAAATTTGGTCAAATAATTTTGATTATGGACACATATGTAATATAATTCAAAATGAAATTATGGAGATATTATGATTGATATAGCAAATAAAATAGAGGAATTAATCACTCACAGGGTAAAAGAAGTATTAGATAAAAAAGACGGGATACCAGAATTGCCTTTGGAATTAGCCGTTTCTGATAATTTAGGAGAAGTAATTGAAAAACTAGTGATTCTTCACATCAGAACATGGTTCTTAGAAGATATGGCCGGTATCGCTAAAACAGATTCTGAATTGGCTGATATAAAAAGAAAGGTTGATATTTGCTTCAAGCAAAAGAGGCCAATGTATGTTCAGGCAATTAATAAAATGGTTGATGCGGCGATCAAAGATGGAAAAACATTGCGTGAAGACAGTGTAAAAGTTTATAAAAATTTTGATACAAAATGACTAAACACCTGATACAAAAGATATTAGAGCTAGCTCATAAAAAGAAAGAGGGGCATATAGGAAGCTCTCTTTCTATTCTTGATATTTTATATGTTCTTTACGGTAAATTTATTACAAACACAAACAATAAATTTATATTGTCCAAGGGGCATGCATCTTTAGGGCTTTATGTTGTATTAAATAATTTTAATTTACTGAAATGCGATATAAACAGTTTTTGTGATTTTAATTCAGAACTTGGTGGCCATCCGTGCAATAAAACAGAATCGGTAGAGACATCAACTGGTTCGTTGGGCCACGGATTACCAATAGCTGTTGGAATGGCAATGGGATATAAGATACAAAATAAAGATAATAAAGTTTTTGTCTTAATAGGTGATGGAGAAGCGAACGAAGGTTCTATATGGGAATCTGCTATGCTAGCATCACACCACAAACTAAACAATCTTTATTGCGTATTGGACCACAACAGATCAGGAGATAGAGCAGTAAAAATTGATGATGTAAAAGAAAAATTTAAATCATTTAATTGGGACTGTCTTGAAGTAGACGGACACGATCAACGACAATTGATTGATGCTTTTTCTCATACATCAGAAGACAAGCCAATTTTTATTCTTGCAAATACCATAAAAGGTAAAGGCATTAAAGTGATGGAGAATAATCCAGAGTGGCATCACAAGTCTCCAAATATTGATGAGTTGAATATTTTTATCGGTGAGCTAAATTAATGAGAAAACAATTTACAAAATCTATACAAGAAATTTTATATTCAAATGAAAAAACTTGTCTGCTTCTTGGGGATATAGGAGTATTTGGTTTCAGAAATGAACTAAAAAACATTCCATCCAGAGCCTACAATATAGGAATCCTTGAGCAGGCCACGATAGGTGTGGCAGCAGGACTGGCCAAGACGGGTTTAATTCCATTTGTACACACCATCGCACCGTTCATCGTAGAACGAGCTCTGGAGCAGCTAAAGGTCGATTTTGGTTATCAATGTTTAAATGGTAATTTTATCAGTGTTGGTGCGTCATATGATTATGCATCTCTCGGATGCACCCACCACTGCCCAGCAGATATTTCCTGCTTGCTGTCTATACCTAATATGGAAATAGTGTGTCCCGGAACATCAGCAGATTTTGATAAATTATTAAAAGTTAGTTACAATAATGGAAACCCTACTTACTTTAGATTAAGTGAATTTGAAAATACTGAAGAATTTGAAGTTTCTTTTGGAAAAGCAATTGTTGTAAAAAAGGGATCCAAAGCAACAATTGTATGTTATGGAAATATTTTACAATCGGTATTGAATGCCACAAAAGACTTAGATGTTACGATTCTGTATTATACAACAGTAAGACCTTTTGATGCCGATACTTTGATGCAAAATAGCAACGAGATTATTATAATTTGTGAACCTTTTTATGAAGGAACTACAAATTATTTAATAACAAAGGCATTAGAAGGACAAAAATATAAATTATACAATATAGGAATTCCTCGTAAATTTTTAACAAACTACGGCACAAAAAAACAGCACGATGCTAATATCGAAATGGATGAGGTTGGCATAAATAAAAGGGTATTGGAATGCTTGAAATAATTTATAAAGACGCAGACAAAACAATCAATTCTATTGATTTTTCTAAACTAGCAAATAAAAAAATACTGATTACCGGCGCATCTGGTCTAATCGGGCTTCACATTGTTGCAACTCTGGTACAGCTAAAAAAGAAAAAAGATCTAGAAATATTTTGCTGGGTCAATTCTAAACTAGATAAAAAAATATCAAATTTGTTTGAAACATGCAATGTTATTTTTGGAAACCTTACAGATGCAAAAACAATTGCAGAAGTAAATGAAAAATTTGATGTGATCATTCATGCTGCAGGATATGCCCAGCCACAAAAATTTACTGGCGATAAGTTAAATACCATAAAATTAAATACAGAAACAACTAATAATCTTTTTAATTTACTAAAACCAAACGGCACATTTGTTTTTTGTAGTACCAGTGAAATTTATAGCGGTTTGGTCAAGGAAAACATAACAGAAGAAGAGATCGGAACCACCACACCAGATCATCCTCGCTCATGTTATATTGAAAGTAAAAGATGCGGTGAAACCATATGTCACGCTTATAAAGACAAAGGATTTGATGTAAAAATTGCTAGGATTAGTTTGGCTTACGGTCCTGGAACCAGAATAAATGATTCTAGAGTCATGCATAGCATTATACAAAAAGGTCTAGAGCAAGGCGAGATAACACTCTTAGACAGCGGAATGTCCATGAGAACATATGGTTATGTTATGGATTTGGTAGAAATGATATTTAATATTACTTTACATGGAAAAAATACAGTGTATAATGTATGCGGAGATTCTAAAATTTTAATAAGTGAGTTGGCTTCCAAGATAAGTAATAAATTAAATTGTAGTCTTTCTATTCCTAAAGATGATAAAAATGCATTGTCTGGGAATCCAAAAGCTGTAAATCTAAGTTTAAAAAGATATACAAACGAATTTGGTAAACCACAATTTATTAAAATTGAAGAAGGAATCGAAAAAACAATTTCTTGGCAAAAATACATATGCGACAAACAATAAAACTTGTAAAAGACACCATTTCAAATAATGAAATAGATCAATTGTGTGATTGGTTAAAAACCTACCCGCAATTAACTAAAGGCAAATTAACCGAACAATTTGAAAGTGAGTGGGCTAATTGGCTTGGGGTCAAGCATGCAGTATTCCTTAATTCCGGATCCTCCGCTAATTTAGCTATGGTATATGCTTTAAAGGTTAGCAACAAACTAAAAAATAATAAAATTATTGTACCCTGCGTATCGTGGGTTACTACAATTAGTCCAGCCATTCAGCTTGGATTGGAGCCCATTCTTTGCGAAACTGATAAAGACACTTTGGGATTAGATATAGAGTATTTTGAAAAACTTTGCAAAGAACACAATCCAGCATGCGTTATTTTAGTACATGTGTTGGGCTTTCCAAATAAAATGGAAGAAATACAAAATATTTGTAAAAAATATGATGTAATTCTTCTTGAAGATTCTTGCGAAAGCGTTGGAACAGAATACAAAGGAAAACAAACCGGAACCTTTGGTTTAATGTCATCGTTTTCAACGTACTTCGGCCACCACTTTTCTACAATAGAAGGTGGTTTTGTTTGCACTAACGATTTTGAATTATATGAAATATTAAAATCAATTAGATCTCATGGATGGAGCCGTGATCTTTCTAAAGAAACAAAAGAAAAATTGCAAGCCGAAAATAATATAGATGATTTTAGAAATTTTTATACTTTTTATTATCCGGGATTTAATTTAAGAGCAACAGATGTTCAAGCATTTTTGGGAATCAATCAACTCAAAACATTAAAAGAAAAAAATATAAAAAGATATCAAAACTTTTTATTGTATGATTCTTTAATTAAAAATGATTATTGGAAAATAAAATACTCTGATTTTGTTAGTAATTTTGCATATCCCATAATTCACCCAAATAAAAGCAAAATAGCAAACAATTTACAAAATGGAAATGTTGAATGTCGTCCGTTGATTTGCGGCAGTATGTCTCGGCAACCATTTTATTATAAACAATTTGGTTTGCAAGTATTTCCGTTCTCAGACATAATCCATAATCATGGATTATATTTGCCAAATAATCCGGATATGACAGAAGAAGATATCAAATACATTGCAAACATTGTAAATGAAACAATTATAAAGGAATAAGATGAATAAAAATTCAAAAATATTTGTGGCTGGACATAGAGGTTTAATAGGTTCAGCAATAGTAAGAAAACTAGAAGAAAAAGGCTATACAAACATTATTAAACGAACACGCCAAGAGATGGACTTGAGAGATCAGTTGGCTGTCTGGCATTTCTTTAATAAAGAAAAGCCCGAATATGTATTTTTGTGTGCTGCTAAAGTGGGTGGTATCGGCTGGAATAAAGAATGCCCAGCAGAGTTTACATACGACAATTTACAAATACAAAATAATGTAATACACAGCGCCCATCTTACTGGAACAAAAAAACTATTATTTTTAGGATCAGCATGCATTTATCCAAAAATCACACCACAACCAATTAAAGAAGAATATTTGATGACGGGTGAGTTGGAAGAAACCAATGCTGGTTATGCTTTGGCTAAAATTGTTGGTTTAAAAATGTGTCAATATTATAAACAACAATATGGTTTCAATTGCATTTCATTGATGCCAGCAAATGCATATGGAATAAATGATAATTTTAATATTCAAAAGTGTCACGTAATTCCAGCTCTTATTAGAAAATTTATTGATGCTAAAGAAAACAATTTACCTACGGTAACATGTTTTGGCGATGGCACACCAACAAGAGAATTTATTTGCTCAGATGATATGGCAGATGCTTGTGTATTTTTAATGAATACCTATAATGAGTCAGACATTATTAACGTTGGAACGGGAATGGATGTTACAATAAAGGAATTGGCAGAAACAATAAAAGAAAAAGTGGGTTACACTGGAAAAATTGTTTGGGATACTAGTAAACCAAACGGAACACCACTTAGAAAGTTAAGTAATGAAAGACTCAATAAACTTGGTTGGGAATCTAAAATTAATTTAAATGAAGGTATCTCCAAAACAATAAACTGGTATATGGCAAATAGAGAAAATTATGATAGAAACTAATACAAAGTATAATATGAAAAAAGCTTTAATAATTGGCGCCAATGGACAAGATGCTTCGTACTTAGCAGAGTTTTTAATTGAAAAAAACTATGAAGTACACGGAACAATTAGAAGAAATTCTGTTCCCGAATCTCAAACAACAAGAATTCAACATCTTCACGATAAAAATTTAATAACACTGCATTATGCGGATTTAACAGATCCAATAAGTATAGAAAGCGCAATACAAAAATTGCAACCAGATGAAATTTACCATTTGGCTGCACAGTCTCACGTTCAAATTTCTTTTGAGTTACCACAATATACTTTAGATGTAAATGGTGGTGGTACGCTTGCCGTTTTAGAGGCAGTAAGAAGATTTTCTCCACATTCTAAAGTCTATCATGCTGCAACCTCAGAAATGTTTGGAAATTCTTCAGATCCAGATGGCTTTCAAAGAGAAACGACACCGATGATCCCAGTAAGCCCATATGGTTGTGCTAAATTGTACGCCCATACCCTATGCAGAAATTACGCTCAATCTTATGGATTATTTGTTTGCTCTGGTATTCTTTTTAACCATGAATCTCCGAGAAGAGGTATTAATTTCGTAACAAATAAAGTTGCTTTACAAGCAGCCAAAATCAAACTTGGTTTGGCCAATGAGCTTGTACTTGGTAACTTAAAAGCAAAAAGAGACTGGGGCCATGCCAAAGATTATATTGAAGCCATGTGGCTAATGCTACAACAAAAAGAACCAGATAGTTTTGTAATAGCAACTGGTGAAACAAGAACGGTTGAAGAAATGGTTAATTATGTCTTCAATAGAGTTGGTGTAGACACCAAAAAATATATTCAAACATCTGAAAAATATTGTAGACCGGAAGAGTTGCATTATTTGAAAGGTGATTCTACTAAAGCAAGAACAGTACTAAACTGGAATCCAAAAATTTCTTTTACTGAAATGATGGACGAAATGGTAGATTATTGGTTAAATAAATTGAAAAAAACAAATGTTGATTTAGTAGATGTTTGAGGTATAATATATTGTGCAAAAGCCAAAAAAGAAAAAATCTAAAGCATCAGATGCTGATTATGTAGATAATCAGCAGCTCTACGATGCTTTAGTTGAATATAAAAAGAAATGTAAAGATGCAGAAAATTCTGGTAGAAAAAAACCAAAATTACCAGATTATCTTGGTGAATGTATATTAAAGATAGCTTCAAGACTATCTTATCGTCCTAATTTTGCAAATTACCCATATCGCGAAGAAATGGTGTCAGACGCAGTATTAAATTGCATAACTTACATTGATAATTTTGATCCTAAACTTTCAACCAGCCCATTTGGTTATTTAACCCAAATATGCTGGTTTTCTTTTGTACGTATAATCAATAAAGAAAAGAAAGAAAAATATGTGCAATATAAATTTGCAGAACAACAAAACAATAAAGATTTTCAAAATTGGTTTAATGAAGTGTATGCCGGAGTTGACATTGGGCGTAAAGATTTTTTTGGTTTAACTGATTCTGATATGGAAAGATTTGACGAAATATGTGCTCCTAAAAAGCGAGCAAAAAGAAAAAAGAAAACAAAAAAAACTTTGTTTGATATATGAAAGCTGTAATATTAAACGATACCCATTTTGGGTACAAAGCAGATTCCCCAATAGTTTTAAACTATTTTCTTTCTTTTTTTGAAGAAAATTTATTTCCTTATATAAAAGAAAATAACATTAAAACTATATTTCATTTGGGTGATGTTTTTGACAGGAGAAAATATGTCAACTTTAAAACACTTTATGAAGTCAGAAAAAGGTTTTTGGAACCTTTGCGTGACATGGGTGTTAAATGTATTGCTATTTGCGGCAATCATGACACCTATTATCGGAATAATAATAGAGTTAATTCATTAGAAGAGTTGGTTTCCCAATATCCAAATTGGGAAATATATTCAGAACCAGCAGAGATAAATTTAACAGATTGCTGTGTAGCTTTAATTCCTTGGATTAATTCTGAAAATGAGGAAGTAGCAGCAAAATTTATTTCAGAAACATCATGTTCGATATTGCTAGGACATTTAGAGTTATATGGGTTCCAAAGCATACGTGGAGTGTTTGTAGAACAAGGCTATGAACCAAAGCACTTTGATAAATTTGAGTATGTTCTTACTGGGCATTACCACATCAAGTCTAGTAGGGATAATATACATTACTTGGGTACGCAGTACGAAATGGCTTTCTCAGATGTCAAGGAAGAGAAAGGTTTCCATGTCTTTGACTTCAGCAATCGTACTTTATCATTTATTAAAAATCCAAAAAAGTTATTCTACACGCTTGATTATAATGAAGACTCCACCGAAACCGTGGACCATTCGTTATTTAAAGATTGTTATGTCAAAATTTTTATCAAGAAGCGCACTAAAGCTCCAGCTTTTGAAAAGTACATTGATAAATTTTATGAAGCGGGGGTGGCAGAGTTGGCAGTAACCGAAGAGGTTTATAGTAACCCGGAGTTAGTTGCGGTAGATGTACATAAAGATACTTTGGAATTGCTACACGAAGAACTGGATACCATAAACGATAAATCAATAGACAAAAATAAACTTGCCAAAATCGTAGATGAGGCTTATAATAAAGCATTGTCAAAGGAAGAAGAGTGATAGAATTTTTATCTGTTCGTTTTAAAAACTTTGGTTCATTTGGAACTAATTTTTCAGAAATTAATTTAAATACAAAAAAGACAACATTGGTTACGGGAACCAATGGACACGGCAAATCATTTGCTTTGCTTGATTCTCTTTGTTTTGGATTATTTGGTAAACCTTTTCGTCCTATCAATATACCACAGCTAGTAAACAGCGTTAATGGTAAAGGGTGTGTTGTTGAGATAGAGTTTAATAAATCGGGTTCACATTATCTTGTTCGTCGTGGTCTTTCTCCGAAGATATTTGAAATTCACAAAGATGGTGAATTGTTAGATCAAAATGCAAAAAGTAAAGACTACCAAGAAATGTTTGAAGAACATATTCTCGGATTTGACTATTCTGCTTTCAAACAAGTAGTTATTCTTGGCAAATCAAACTTTATCCCATTCATGCAACTGACTCCAGCAGAGCGAAGAAAAATTATTGAGGGTTTGCTTGAATTGGATATTTTGGCTGATATGAATCTTTATGTTCGTGGCCAACTTGGTTCTCTTAAAGTTTCTATTGCAGAGAATGAAAGTTT